CCTGTTGCGTTTGGAAATACACTTCCCATTCCCCAACTTAGTCCGTTTGATGCTGCGTTACCTGATGCACCGTAGCTGTATGGATCAGAGTAGGAATAAGAAGAGTAAGCTACCAAACACAGTGCCAATACCAATCTTTGTATCATTATCACTGTTGAACAACCTTTTTAATGTTCCGTTGCTTTCTTCTTCAGCTACCTTGTTATCTAGCTCGTAAGCTATCTGTGCAGCATCCCCTATCAATGATTTGTAAGGGCAAGGTGTACCTGCATTACTCATGGCTTTTCTAATTACGCCAGTTTCTTCTTCACACATAATACTTACCGCTGCGACTTTCATACCCATGTCATACATGGTTTTGGCATTCTTCAGTCTAAGGCAGTTATCTTCAGTAAAAACTTTACCGATACTTAATCCTAGTATCTGTGTCTGTATGCTACCTGATGCTGATATTGTGCAGAGATCGCCTGTACCTGTAGTAAGGTTAGGAGATATTGCGCTGGGCGGTGGGCTATTGATTGTAGTTTCCATAGACCCATTTGATGTAACAGTACTGTTTGTATCTGTTCTTATTACATCGTCATCATCGGCATGTGCAATGCTACCGATTAGTAAGGTAAATAGTATAAGTAAGAGTTTCATTTCTCTGCTTGTTCTGCCATTCTTTCAACAAGGTTACGAATAGCTTTAATGTTTTCGTCAATACGACCTAGAGAAACAGCTTGTGATTGTACTGTCTTCTCTAGTGTATTAATACGAGTTTCTTGGCGAACTAAATCACGAGCATTATTTTTGACGGCTGAGTCTAGGGAAGACACATACCATACAAGTGATATAGTTTGTAGTACGATAGCTACGATTAACGTAACTGGTACTGACTTAGAAAGATGCCAACTCTCAGTCATTACTCAGCAGCCCAAGGCATTCCAGTAGCTTCGGCTGTCTTACGAGCAACTTGTGCAGTAACCTTACCCTGACGGTTTGTTTCGATACGAGTTTTTGCTTCGTCGGCTGTTTCTTCGCCTTCGATTAAGCTGTCATATACCCAACCAAGAACTGTAGCTTCTGTTAGGTCAGCATATGCTACAAAGTCAGACGCATCTGGGTCTGGGTCTAAGCGCATCTTGCCACCTTCAACTGCCGAACAGTCTGTGTGAGTATCGTCGGATACATGACATTCCCAATAGACAGTTTTAACACCGCCTGTTGCATCGTCACGAACCATGTCGTTTATTTTCCATGTTGTTGTTTGTGCCATTGTTTGTTTATCCTTTATGGTTTTGTAGGCCAAACCACATCGGTTAGGCTGGTGTATGTGTCAGTGATGTCACGAAGGGCTTGGCGGTATGCTGTTTGTTCAGCGGTCATGGTACGGTCTGAGTTCGCCCACCAATCTGTTTCTGCTAAAAGTTTATCACGTTCAAAACGTAGACAATCTAAGTTGTTAGCTAATATTTCTTCATCAGATATAGTAAATGTGGGGCCAACCGAAGTTTGACTTTGCGAGGCCACTATCATTTCGTCATAATTTGGATGCCGATATTCAATCGTGCCGTCTTCTCTTATAAATTCAACAAAGTTTTCCATCTTAGTATCCTGTAGTGTTATTGCTACTGCCTAAATAAGCAAGTACTGCGGCGTTCATTTGATAGTGCGTTTTTCCAGATTGAAACCAAAGCATGCCGCCCGTGTAATTGTCATTGGTTCTTACAACTATGACCACATAATTATCTGAGGAGTAATAAACATTATTTATTCCATAAGCCGAGCTACTACCCCAGTTGTTAGTGCGATAATCGTATGGACTGGTAGTACCACCATAAGTGTAAAACGAAGTACTACTTTCAATATTCGCCCCACCATAAGCATATCCCGAAAACATAAACTTACACATTATACTACTGCTACCACCTATGTTTGTTTTAATATGTTGGTATGAGTTAACTCCTGTTGGCCCTGCGAATCCCATGCAAATTAATCCACCTTGATGCATATTAGACACTTGAAACTTTAAATCGTCACTTGTTGTTATACCCGTTGGCCCAAAACTACTCATTATATTGCCTCCAATTCTGAGACACGTTGTTTCAGTGCCTTGATTTCGTTTGTTGCTTCTTGCAGAGCCGCTACTAGAACAGGTGTTATACGCCCGTAGTCCATGCTCATCATCTCTTCGCCACCGTCTTCGCCTGATACAGCTTCTGGGACGATCTCCTGCATTTCCTGTGCGATAAAGCCGTGTACGGAAGGAGCTTCTGGATCAGCAATCCATGTGTGCGTGACAGGCTTCATAGACATTAGTTTGTCTGTGGCATCTGCTATAGGTTCGATGTTGTCTTTAAGTCTGCGGTCTGAGGTGGTGTTGTAGGTTGTGCCAGTTGTTGAAACTGAAATGCTACCTCTGCCTCCACCATTTTTTGAGAAGTAAAAGAAGTTAGAGGTAGTTGCGCCAATTTGTTGCATATTGATCACATGATTACCATCGACGTTATGTTGTAGGTTAATTGCGTCTCCGCCATCAACTACTATGTTAAACGTACCCGCACCCGTTGTGCCTTGGTTTGTTCCTGTCCCGAAATACTTGGCCCCATTACTACCATCGACGTAGAAAGCGTGTGTGTTGTTGTCGCTCTCAACACGGAATTCAGCATTTACGCCTCCTTCATTAAATACGGTGTGTCCCCCTGCCACTGGAGTAGTAGTAAAACGACCCTGATTAGTTAGAGCTAACCGCACATTGTTTCGTAATGAAAACTCTAAATGAGAATTACCGCTAACCCCCTCTCGCCTAGCTATAATCTCAGCGGTTGGGGTGTATACATCAATGTCTGTAAATTGTATCTTACCGCCCTTGCCAGATTGATGTACATTAGAGCCACAATCGAGCCTCAAAAGTTCTACGGTGTTGTCTGCGCCAGAGTTTGTTCTAACATGCAGAGGAGCTTGTGGACTTGATTCAGCTACACCAACACGATTATTATTAGCATCAACAAACAGCATATGAGAGACATCGTCACTCTCGACACGGAAGTCTTGGTCGTTGCCGTCTTCATTCACGACGACAGTGCCGTTCCCAATAGACAAATGAGAAGTCATTGTGCCACCAGATGAACTAGACCAGCTATTCCCGTTGCCAAACGTCGCTCTGCCGTTGCCAACAGAAATAACAAAGGGATTGTTTGCGCCGCCGCTATCTTGGTTGCCTATCAACAGACTTTGCCCACCAGCGTTGTCTGTAATAGCAAGAGTACCTGCGACATTGACGCGGGACGGACCACCTATGTAGCCGCCAAAAAACGTTTTTCCGCTACCCTGAATACGCAAATCCCTATCGTTTGAAACACCAGCCTCAGTAACTTCAATCTGCATCGATCCGTTACTACCCGAACCCGTGCCATCTTCCACCATGAAGTTAGCGCGGAGGTTGGCGTTGTCTGAGTCGATCAAAACAAGTTGTGAGTTAGTTTGTGCCGACTGAGATGCTGGGGAACGAGAATAAATCCCAGGGCGCGATCCTGTAGCTATAACATCAAACGTCGCGGTGGGGTTGCTGTTATTGACACCCACTTTGTTTTGGCCTGCATCAACAAACAGCATATGCGAGTTGCTGTCACTTTCAACACGCAAGTCACCTTCTGCATTACCTGTTTCGTTGAGTATAACCTCTCCATCAGGCTTTAACTTCATATGGTTAGTATTATTTGCGTAAAAAGCTAATGTATCATTTGAAGTTGTTCCAAAATTAAGAATATTACTACCAGCGGATAAAAATCCATTAGTAGTAGAATTATCAACATATAATGTACCTGTAAGTGAAACATTAGAATTAAACGTAGCCGCACCCGCCGCTGACATATCAAGGGTGAGGGCTGTAACATCAGAGCCACCATCGTTGCCTATAAACTTTATGTCTTTATCTGAAGTACCTGATTGAAAAACAAAATCCCCACTTTGATTTCTAATTTGTCCGAAATCAACACCGCCATCTCTAAGTGTAATGTCGCCACCATCAGCATCAAGGATAATGTCTCCTGCAACGTCTAGTGTTAGGTTGCCAGAAGCATTGGTAATATTACCAGCTACACCTATGTTACCAGTAAAAGTGGGACTAGCCGTGGGTGCAGCACCAACAACTTCCGCAACAGAAATCTGTCCATCTGCTAGTTCAGCATTGTCAGATATTAAATTTGCTAATGTTCTTGCCTTACTCATGTTGGCTAATCCCTCTTATTGTAATTTAAGCTGCTTCTTCTACTGGCGGTGTTTCCAGTGATGTAGCGAGCATTTTGACGAAAGCTTCTCTACCAATGCCTAGCTGATCTAGGTTAAATTGCGTTGTAGAAATCTTCCGATCTAAGTCGGTGATATGGTTGATCATAGTCTTTTGCTGATCAGTCATACCTTCAATTTCGTATTCTTTATCATTTACCGTTATAGTTGGGTTTTTTTCTGTTTTTCCCATTATAAACTCCTTTAAGTTTGTGGTTAGGGGGTTTCTGAAGCCGCTTCTGCTTCAGCGTTTTGTTGTTCGGCTGTCTTAGCCCAACCTCTTGTGAAAGCATCTGCTACGATCAACTCTCTTGTTGCTGGTATAGCTACGCCTTCATCTAATGCACGATTGGTATACATTGAGATGATTTCATCGTTAGCTATTCTTGCTTGATTATGCAGAGCATTGTCAGCAAAATCTTGTGGATTACTTTTGTATTCTAATCCTTTTAGCTGTGTCTCTGTTATTGTTACTGTTATTGTTGGCATTTTTGTATACTCCATTTAGCCTATTAAAAAGCCTGTAAAATTACTTTCCCCACCTACATGGATGCCAGGTATATTGGCATAACACGTTACCCATTCATTCGCATTTAGTTGCACTACAGCACTACCAGAAATTTGAAGATACCCGTAAGCGTGTGTGCTGTTATCATTTACATACGAATATTGAGCGTGATAGCTGTCATTTTTTCGTATTGAGAAAAATCCTGTGCCATTATAGCTATCATCCCATAAAAGATTATACGCAAAGTAATAGTGTCCCGTCACAGGCGCAGTGAACCGTCCATTGGTACTATTGTAATGATTTCCATTATTGAAGGGTTTCGTCGCAAACACTAGGTTTCTAGCAGTGTTTGTACCACCGTCATGATAACCACCGTTACTTGGTGAACGGGCTGTGAAAGATGGCTGATACGGCATTGTGACACGGCCTGATGAGTCGATGCGCATACGTTCTGTGTTAGATGTAGTCCCAGTGAGAAAACTTATCCTCATTGGGACATTACCAGAACTTACCGCACCATCAACAGCCACAGTCATGCTTGCTCGTTGCTGATACGAGCTACCATCGTGTCCAGAAAAGTGAATCTGCCCCACTGCTGAATTATTTGTCTTGGCTGTTGGAGACGCAAAAGTTCCGTTAGTGGAGAAGAATCTCATGTCGTTACCGCTGTTTCCAGAGCGATATGTGTGAGGCCCTGCTTCTCCTACACTTTTAAGGGTCGTTGTTCCTCCTTCAACAAGCAAACCACCAGCATTTACATTACCTGATAGGTGTAGGTCTTTGAAGCGGCCATCACTGTCACCTAAATCTATAGCAGCATCAGTTCTTACGTCATTTTTTACAGGACGAATTACATCATTATTCTGGAAAGATAGGCCGCTGACTTTACCTATATGTAAATTACCCACTACCGTAGAGATACTACCTGCAATTGAGCCGTCTTTGCGGAACTGCATAATTCCACCGTCGTTTCCTATACGATTAGAAACAATCGGTGTAGCCTGATAACGAGAATTGTATATTGAACCGTTTTCACGTAGAGCAATACCAAAACCAGTGGATGCTGAGTTATCGTAAGGATCAGTATCAGTAGTACCCACCAACAAGTTTCCTGACGAGTCTATGCGCATGGCTTCTGAGCCGTTGGTTTTAAACTTGGTTAAAGTACCACTTTCTAAGTTTAACTCTGTGGGCTGTGCTGAACCCCCACCAATATATATATTATTACTTGAGGATTGGACAGATATTACGCCGTGACCATTAAACAACAAGTTGCCATTCTGCTCAAATCTTATTTTTTCCGCACCGCTATCATTGGATATAATTAAATCATTAGTCTTCATCCCAAGGTACATACGATAGTTGCCAGTGGTTTGTGCAAACCTTAACTGCGGCTGTGTTGTGTGAGCTATATTTATTGCTGCTCCAGTGTTAGAAGCTGTGCTTGTATCTAAAATATCTAAATTAAAACTAGGCGAACTCGTACCCAACCCAAGCCGTTCATCAGCCGCATCCCAATGGAACTTAGCAGTTGTGCCTGTGTCTTCGTAGAAGCTGATGTCGCCTGTGTCATCTATACGCATATGACGTAAAAAGTTAGTTCCGTCCCACGATGCAAACTGTAGGTACGGGGCAAGACCTGTTTGATTGTTAAAACCAATTGTACTTTCACCAATAGAATTACTTTTGTTCCAGTTGAGGAATAACCCCTTGTCCCCAGAAGGGTTTGCCCCAGCACCATTTGTATTTATGTATACATAGCCACTTCCATCCACAGTCAGCCCATCGCTGGTCACTGTGCCAGTTATATCAAGATTACCTGTGTGTGTTGGTTGAACATAACGTGCATCTGATGCAGTTCTTGTGTAATGATCTGCAAGAGCAAACGTACCATAAGCTACAATATCAACTACATCATTTACTGATGCACCTGATGCTAATGTAATGCTTGTACCATTTGTAGCTGTGAAGTCTGTGCCAGATAATAATTTGACCCCATTCAAAAATGTATCAATATAGCCAGAATCGTAAGTAGCAGCAAAGACTGTTTGACCTGCCGTAGCTGTATAAGTCACACGATTTGATGTGCCATTTACTGACGAACCTGCATTTGTCCAACCAGATGAAGAGTAGACTTTCATAGCATTAGCTACTGTATCAAAATACAGATCACCAACATCTAAAGCTGACCCATCTGGGTCTTGCGTGGGGGCTGAACTTTGTGCGCCAAGGTATTGATTTTGGAATGTGGATAACGATGTAGCCGCTGCATTCTTGCTAGTTAAGGCCGCCGCCGCTGAATTACTTGCATTTGTTTCGCTTGTAGCCGCATTGGATTCTGAAGTTGCAGCATTGGAAGCTGATGTCGCCGCCGCTGTACTGCTACCAAGGATACCATCTACATACGTTTTATTAGTGACATCAGTACCAGCAGTAGGTGTAGCAAGACCAGTGATCTTATTATTACCCATAGCTAATGCACCAGACATCGTATCGCCTGTTTTAGCTACACGAGTATCTCTCTGTGCATCTGTATATGCTTTAGTTGCTACGTCTTGTGCTGATGTAGGATCACCTGCACCTGTAATCTTGTTGGTACTCATTGCGATAGCACCTGTCATAGTGCCACCAGCTTTTGGTAGTTTAGTCGCAATGGAGTTAGTTACTGTAGTGCTGAAGTCATCATCATCATTTAGAGCATCAGCCAGTTCACCTAGTGTATCAAGACCTGCACCTGCATCACCGATAAGACCTGAGATTTCATCATCTACATACTTCTTAGTTGCGGCATCAAGATCATTAGTTGGAGCAGTAAGGTTTTGAATAGTAGCTGATGTACCAGCATTCATGTTTAACGTACCATCAATAGTTACGTTAGTAAATGTAGATGTACCAGAACCTGCGGTTACATTACCAGTTAGATTGCCAGTGACATTACCTGTTACATCTCCTGTTACGTTACCTGTAACATTACCAGTTAGATTACCTGTAACGTTACCTGTGATACCACCTGATGAAGTCAGTGTAGTAAATGCACCAGTGGATGCAGATGATGCACCTATTGTAGAAC